GTTCGCCTGGATCTGCGCGGTCGTGAGTGACGAGAAACCGCCGCCGGTGTTGTGATCCGCAGCCGTCGCGCTGTGTAGTCCGACTTCCCAGCTGTACGTGCTCTGAAGTCCCGCCATCTGGGACGTGGACATGTACGCGCCGGTGCCGATGACGTCGTTGATGATGAACGACGTCCCTCGGAAGCTCTTGCCTTGAAGGTACGATGCAGCTTCGGTGTAGTGCGACGCGAAGCCGTCGTCGAACGTGAGCGAGACTACGCCGTTCGGATAGCGCGTGGTCGTGTCCGGAATCGCGGAGATGCCGCCCCACCAGACGGTCAGCGCTCCGCCGCTGTTGTCGAAGACCTGGAAGTTGACGTCCGTGAGAGCGGCGCGGTTCGGGGTGCCGACGACCGTAGCTGCCGACCACGGGAACGTGATCGACATCCACTCGTTGCTGAAGTACTGTGGCACCGTACCGTCGTTCGGCTCCAGTGACCACTGATACGCGGAGCCGAGTCCGCCCCCGGAGCCGAGCCAGAGCGTGCCGTCCAGGAAGCGCGCGTTGTTGTCAACCTTGATCCAGATTCGCGGCTCGCGGTTGGTGAAGTTCATCGACGGGCCGTTCAGCACCCGGACGTAGTTGTTCGCGCTGGTGCCGTCCGTCACCATCTTGATCGACTGCGTCGCGCCTGCTAGATCGGAAGGGACGTCCGTCGTGTCGTTCGTGATAGTAGCGCCAGCGCCGTTACTGTTCGCCGTATACGGATGCCCGGCGGTACCTCCCCAGATGATGACTTCCTGCGGGAATCTATTGAGCCAGATGCCGATGCCGGCGTTCGAGTCCTGGGTGACAGCAACGGATCCTGAGATACCGGACGTGTTCGTGCCCGAGGCGGTGGACGTCTGAGCAGCCTGGCTTGCCGTGGATGTTGCGGAGTAGACCAGAACGCCTGACGCGGTAGAAGTTTGAGCTGCTTGCGTTGCTGTCGACGAAGCATTGGTAACTTCGAGACGATCGTAGTAGACGTTAGAGTCATCGTCCAAGTGCGGACCGAGATCGTACGTGTAGCCGAGATACGACTTACCCCCAGCACTGACGACCGCCGACGACACCCATTCGATGTCCTCGGTCGGGGCGTTCGTGTTGAACAGCGTCTTCGCCGACGTCCACGTACCGCCGTAAGCGCGGCACGAATGCAGCACATCGAAGGTCGTAGCGTCCGCCCAGATCACGTGAAGGACCGAGTCGTGAACGGCCATCGTGATAAGTGCTTGCAGCGACGTCGAGTCACTGACGTCGGCTGCCGGCGGGTTCGTGTTCACGAGCTGCTCGGAACCCGGGGTGCCGTTGACGATGTCGACGACCTTGATATCCTCGTTGACGTCGACGAAGCAGACCGAGACGACAGTGGCGCCGCCCGGCGAGGTGTAAGCCACCGGCCACGCAATCGGGACACTGTACCCAGCCGCGTCCGCGGTGCCACTGCTGTCCACTCGTGTCGACGAGCTGTCCAGCGTACCGCCGCTCGTCAGCTTCTTGTAGTGAACCTGGCTCGACTTCTTGTAGACGACGAAGGTGTCGGACTCGTTGGGCAGCAGCACTGCAGCCGGGTAGTTGCCAGCTGAGTCGACGTCCGTAACGGAACCAAGCGTGCTGGAGTTAGTCCGGCTGCGGAACTGCGGCTTGGGGGTCGTCTCGCCCCAGAACAGCCACTCGTAGGCCTGATCCTGCGGCGACGTGTGCGACGTGTACTGCGGCGTGGCTGTGGTAGACGTGACGTACAGCTCGCGAACGTTGGACGTCCAGGTATCCGGGTTCGATGCTGCGTCGGACGTGCGGAACTTGGAGTAAGCGACGTTGCTGCTGCGCTGCCACGTGAAGGTGATCGTCTTGTCGACCCGGTCCCAGGTCATGTGGCCGGACTCGAGGTCGCAGACGACGCCCGCGCTGGTGCCGGGCCGGTTCGCGGCGTCCTGCTCGGTCCATACCATGCCACCGTCGGTGGACTTCATCATCTTCGGCTGGTTGTTCTCGGCCAGCAGCGACTCGGTGATCCGGTAGAGGTTGCCGTTGGAGTCCTGAATGACTCCCATGCGGCACTGAGTCTCCGGCTCGATGCCGTCGATCAAGCCCGGGAAGTTTCCGAACAGCCCCGACGCCGTGGATGTCTGTGCGGCCTGCGTGGCGGCAGCAGTGGCGATGAACGGCGCGGCGCCGACGGCACTGGACGTCTGGTTTGCCTGCGAAGCTGTTGATGTGGCCGAGTAGACGAGTACGCCGCTGGCGGTAGACGTTTGATTCGCCTGAGTGACAGCAGCTGACCCCGAGTTACCTGGAGCCGCAGACGTTCCAGACGCTGTCGACGTCTGCGCGTCTTGAGTCGGACTGCCAGCCGACGACACGGCGTCCGGCACCGGTCCGATCCAAGTTCCGAGACTGTACGCGAAGTCGTCGTAGTCGTCGTCAGCGTTGACTTCGACCGCGTTCGGTGTACCGTACTGGATGATGCCTGGACTGGCAGCCGCAGTAGTCTCGGTCAGCTCTTCGTCGGGTACCGTGCCTTCAACGTTCTTCCCGTAGAAGACTCGAAGTGTTTGACTCAAGCCAGGTGAGTCGATCATCCACTCGACGCGGGCCCGACGACCGATGACCATGCCGGTCGTCATGGTGCCCGTGTTCGTAGATCCACTGCGTAGCTCAATCTGCCCAGTAGACGTTCGACGCAAACCACAGATGTTCGTTGCGCCAGCTGACACGCGAACGCGAGCGAACGTCGCTGTCGTTGAAACGGTATTGAATCGAAGATAGAAGCGGTGCCAGACAGTAGCTTGAGTATGCGTCTTCGCGGCGTTGATCTGTGAGCCGGTAGCATCAGTTCGGATCGCTAGACCGAGGCTTCCGTGCGCCATGGAACCGGTTGTGAACTTTGCAGTGCCGTTAGCGGGCGCGCTGTTCGAGAACGACGTGAATGTCGTGTTGCCGGTGGAAATGTCAGTCGTGTCGCTACCGCTCTCGAGCGGCTCGAACCAGCGCTCGACGAACCTCGACCAAGGCGTCCGTACGCGTCGTCGGTTAGTGACGATGCGTGGTCGACGACCCCGGCGAGGGTAGGCCACTGATCAGCCTTGCTCGCGAACGTAGATCGTTCCAGACCAGGTGATCGAGTCAGCCGGCGCAGCGCCGAGCCGAACCACGAGGGTGGTGTCGGCCTGGGAGCACTCCCACTCGCATCCCTCCGGCAGCCATAGCTTCTCGCCCGTGAACACGTTCAGCGTGTCGGCGTGGAGAGTGTGCGTGGTACCGGTAGTGGCTCCGGTGGTGTTCATCGTTTCGGCGGTGAACCCGGACGCGGAGTCCGATCGGTTCAGCGGCCGTGGTGTGGTAGCCGTGCCGCCGGAGCCGGACGACGTGAAGCCTCGAACGACGGTGTACGCGAGCATTTCGGCCTGTGACGTCGTCTGCTCGGGGAACTCGGTCGACTGACCGAGGAACAACCCGATGACCTCGATCGGCTTGTCGTCGGCGGGGGTGAGCTCGAAGAAGTCCACTGCTGCTGTTGCTGCGACGGCAGTGAACGCCACCGTGTAGATTCTGTTCTGTGCCATCGTTGTCCTATCGCATAGTCAGGCCGCGACTTGGGTAGCGGCGGTAGTTTCCAGCCTTGCCGGTAGCAGCAGCCAGAGCAACGATCTCGGCTCCGATGATGCCGGATCGCGCGCTGGCGTGGGTAGCAGATACTGCTGTGTCCGTAGCAGCGATGTACTGCGTCTCTAAGAACGTCGAACCAGCTCCGACGTCTGAGAGCTCGGTCCAGCTCGCCCTCTGCGTGATTCCGGCGCCAGCTTGCGATGCGCACGCCGCGAAGCCGCCGTTGCCCGAGTTGATGGTGATGTTCGCCGTCGCTGACGTACCCGAGCCATCGTCGTCCTGCTTCGTCGTGTTGCCGATCGCGCCGGATCCGTTGGTGCCGGACGTCTCGACGCTGGCGTCGGACATGTCGACTGACCACGAGAGAGCGTTCAGCAGACCGTCGCTCGTAAGACCAGAGAACGCGATCGAGATCGTTCCGGAGGATGGGCTTGCGCTCATGCCACGGAACACGTAGACGTTCGCTCGGTCGGCTCCAGACGAGTCGACGATAGCGTTGCCATTAGTTGCGTGGATCACGTCGTAGGTGATGCCGTTGCCGGTGACGGCTGGAAGAGGCGGCTGGACGGCGACGTTGTCAAACGCGGTGACTGATACCAGGATCAATCGGTTGGCGGTCGGCGACACCGATGCCGTCGTGTAGGTCGACCTGTCGGTCACGTCGTTTCCAGACGTGAGGTTCGTGAAGGTAGGTGCTGCCATCTAGACCTCCAGTGTGAACCTCCACCGCGATGCGAGTCTGCTGCGCTCGCTTACGCGTTGCCGGCAGTGATGGTGAAGGACGTGACCGAGACGGTGCCACCGGACGTGATCGAGGTCGAGTTGAAGTTGAGGTCCGAGCCCGAGGTGCCGACGTCGCCGTCGATCACTGCCGTGGTGCCGTTGGACTGCCAGATCCGGAAGTGGGTGGCGGTGCCGGTCGCGTCCGCGGACGAGTCGCTGGTAATCGAGTTGAGCGTCAGGACGGCTGACGACGCGGCTGGGGCGAACGTCGCGTTGAGCGTCAGCTCGGCGAGCAGCGTGCCGGTGATGGACGCCGCGACGTTCGCGGGGCGGGTACCGCTGTAGATGCGCAGCTTGCCCGAGGCGCCGACGGCAGTCGTGATCGCGTCGAGCTGCGCGTTCCGCAGGGTGGTCGAGTAGCTGAGAGCCATCAGTGATTCTCCTTAGGTGGCGGACTTGACGAGCAGGTGAAGCGGCATCATGCGGTCGGTGTCGTCTGAAGTCCGGTTGGCCCATAGCTGAGCCTCGTACAGTCCTGGTGTGATCGCGTCCCACTCGCCGTCCGCGAGGTTCACGACGACGTTCGGGTCGCCGTCGTAGCCGACGATCCCGGTGGTCTTGGTTACCTGCGGGTCCGCGAAGATCCGCAGCTCGAAGGTGTAGCCAGACGAGAAGTCGATGATCTGCCCGTTCCCGTCCCGCCAGGTGAAGGTGTACGCAGGAAGCTCAACTCCCGTCGTGTACTCGAGCATCTGCCCGAGGGATACCGCCGACAGTCTGCGCGCCGGCGGGTTCTTGTCGGTGAAGAAGCGGGCTCGTGCCTTCGCGTTTCCCGTGTTGAACACCGAAAGCGCGAGGTCCACCTCCGGGATCCCGGTCTTTCCCTTCTCGAGGTAGTCCTGCGGGTCCAGAATCGTCATGCTGATGCCCTGGCGCGACACGCTAGTGACACGCTTCGGAAGCCGGCACTCCTCGCCGGTCAGCGCCTTCGTGAGTTCTCCGGCGAACACGTCGATGGCATAGCGCACCTGCTCCGGCGGCTGGGTGCCGTAGACGTACTCGACGGTGACCTCGTTGTCAGGCGCGCACACGCCGGCGTTGTACGGGTAGTAGGGACCGTAGTCGGTCCAGATCCCGCCGTAATTGCTGCCGTTCCGGACCCGGCCGTTGACCAGGTACGTCCCGGGGATCCACTGCTGCACGAACTCGCGAGTGAACCGGAGGCGGAAGCCTCCGTAGAGCTGGTAGGTCGACGCAGCAAGCGTGGAGCCATCCGGACCCTTCACGGAGACAACGTCCTTGACCGGGCGACCGGTGAGGACCACGTCCCTCGCGAGGGGATAGACGTCCACGGCATGCATCCAGGGATAGACCCACCGGCGACCGAGCAGTTCGTACATGACACGGGAAGCGATGCCATGGACGTCGTACTCGATCGCCGGTGTGCTCATGGTTGGTCGGCGCCCGCTTAGGCGTCAGCCTCCACTTCCTGGTAGCCGCTGCCGCTCGGAATCGACGACGTACGCGCGTACTGATACGGGCTGCCGGTGGTGAAGGTCCAGTCGTTGACTGGCCCGTCGCCCCAGCTGTCGTTGCCGACCCCGTAGCCCTCGAACACGTTGGCCATGAGCCCGTTCTCGAGCGTGCGGTCGCCGGACAGCCGCATCTGGGCGTACGGGAAGACCCATCGCCAGTACGGGTTGGTCGAGGCAGGCTTGCCCGCCACGATCGCGCGGCTCCAGATCTCCAGCGACACGCCGTTCGGCGTCGGGTCGGTACCGAGCTCCGGGGCCGCCCATCCGACCGAGCTGATCGGACCGGTGACAGTTCCGGATGCTGCCGTGGAGGTGACGTTCGTCGCCGTCTTGGCGTACGACACCGTGGTGCCGGTGACCGCCGTGAGCGTGAAGCTGCCGTTGAACGTGGAATCCACGCCCGTCACCGTGACCAGGTTGCCGACCACCAGCGCGTGCGTGCCGATCGTCAAGGTCGCCACGTTCGACGTGAGAGCCTTGTTGGTCACTGTGTACGGCGTACCGCCGCCCTGCAGCAGCGTTCCGCCGTGGAGAATCTCGTAGACCTCCGGGTCGGGCGCGCAGAGGGCCAGCTCGAACGTGACTCGCTTGAGCACGTCCGGCATCTTGAAGTACACGCAGATGTTGCCGTCTGCGCCCTTCTCTTCGATCTCCTCACCCTCGGTGTACTCCGGCGTGAACGCCAGGGACATGAATCCGGTGGTGAGGTATGAGTTGGTCAGTCCGACCAGCGGCTCCCCGCTGGCATCGAGCTTGGTCACCCGAAGCGCGACGCCGTTGACGCTGGCCGCGTAGTCAGTAGCCATTAGGCATCTCCTGTCGTCATGTCGTTGCCGCCCTGGTGGCCAGGCAAGGGTCGAACTCGACCACGGCAAGCCGGGTGGCCTCGTAGTAGCGACGGTTGGTCGATTCCTGATGCGTGATCAGCGACTGGATGTCGCTGATGCGCACCAGAACCGGACCAGTCACCGCGACGGCATCCGCCGGGTAGGCCGGGCTGACGACGATGTCCTCGATGTCGAGGTTCGCCAGACCAGCGCCCAGATGGATGGCTGATTGGACCCCAAGGTGAAGGATCGGTTCGGTGAGCTCGGGGTTGTTGTCCGACGACTCGATGAGCACCTTGCCGACCGTCTCTGCCGTGTCGGTTCCCGCCGTCACGACGTTGACGTCCGTGCTTTCCAGCCACATCTCGCCGTCCCACGGGTTGACCGAGTTGATCGCGTTGTCCCCGTTGTAGAAGACGTCTGCCACCATGTTCTCGGTCGCCGAATCGGTCGCGTCCACGAGCGATGACCAAGCATCGTCAGGCGCGCATCGCGCGCCGAACCTCTGCTGGGACACCAGCGCGAACGGTACGACCTTGTATCCCGTGAGCGAATCGTCTGCATCGGGCGGAGGTCCTGGCGTGCAGATGTCCACGATATCGAACTCGCGGCCGCAAGCCAGGGCATCCACTTCGTACCCGTGCATCCAGCTGCCGTCGCCCGTCAGCAGGGTTGCTACGTCGAGCAGTCCCGCCATCGTGCCTCCTTGGTCTTTGGCAGGAGGCTGGCTGACTAGCAGAACTAGCCAGCCAGCCAACCTCAGTCGGCCAAGGGGAACTAGCCGGCGGCCAGCGTGTCAGCGACGTCCTTCGTTGCCGAAGTGGCGCCCTGAGTCTGGGTGGTCGTCGTGACCTGCAGCGACTCGACTCCGACCTTCGCGAGACCCTCGAAGGTCTCCGTGAAGGTGATGTAGTCGTTGGTACCGACGAGACCGGAGTCCCGGACGATCCCGAGATCCAGCGTGCCGCCGTCGAGGAAGAGGAACGTGCCCTCGGCGAACAGGTACCACTTGAACGTCGCCGGGAACTGGTTCATCGCGCCAGCGGACTGTGCCGCCATCGCGTCGTCCATGTGCCACGTGACGTTCACGTTGCGGGCGTTGAGGTAGCTGGTGATCGTGGCATCCGCCACGGCCAGCTTGTCGTCGCCCGGGATCTGCATCGCGAGGTCCTCGCGCGCCGCGTCCAGCACCCACTCGGGAGCGATGACGCGCATCGGAGTGGTCCGCGCCATGCGGTGCCGGTTCCGGTACGCGCTGGCTGCTCGCGAGATCTGGTGGAAGAAGTCGCGCGCGGTGCCGAGCGCCGGAAGCGACGCCGTGACTGCCAGCGAAGCAGCGCCGATCTTGGCGAGCAGCTGCTGCTCACTGATCCGCGCGTGCATGATCAGCGCGAGCTGGTTGTGGCGAGTGACGAGCTCGGGGAACGCCCGAGCCATCAGGTTGCCGAACTTGAGCTGCAGCGTGATGGCGTCCGCCGTCGCGGTGAGCTCGTCGGCGCAGTCCGCCACCAGCATCGGCTTGGTCAGCTGCGACGAACCGTCCGCAGCGGCCGAGGTGACGTTCGCGTGCGTCTTGGCGTACGTAAACGTGGTCGACGTCGGAACCGACGCGATGGTGTACGTGCCGTCGAACGCGGCGTCGTTGATGTTGATCGTCACGGTCTGGCCGACCGAGTAGCCGTGCGCTGACGCGGTGGTCAGGGTCGCGACGTTCGAGGTCAGTGCCTTGTTCGAGACGACCTGCACGGCGCTGGCAGCAGCGTCGCCCGCTGCCGTCCAGACTCCGACGGCCGCTCCGTAGTCCGCCAGGACCGGCGGGGTGACGTAGCGGATGCCGCCTCGGGCGGTACCGAACGCCGGCAGCGATGCCTTGACGGGACGGGTGGTGTCGCCGAGACCGAAGATGTCGTAGCGCACCTGGAGGGGAGCGCAGTATCCGCCCGCCGCCACGATTGCCTCTTCGCCGGTCACGGCCTCGATCTTGCGGGCGTTCCCGTCGAGGTCGCCGCTGTGCAGCATGCGCTCCTCGGGGATGTCTGCCCGGACGGACGCGACGAGGTGCTGCTCGCCGTCGCCGCCGTACGCGCGGCGGATGGTCTCGAGCCGCTTGAGCAGCGCCTCGCTGACCTCGGTCGCGTTGTTGAACTCGGCACCCGCGGTGACGCCGGGGATGTCGGCGCCGGCGTACACCCGAGTGGGTGCGCTGGCGACGACCGGCTGACGGTCCTCGGGCGGGGTGAAGTCTGCGGAAGCGGCCATCGCGTTGCTCTCCTCAGTGTCGGTGGCCTCGGTCGGCTTGTCGTCGGTGGCTGGAGCGATCTCCTTGACCTCCGCGACGGGCGCCTCGTCCTCCGCCTTGACCTCAGTCTTCTCGGTCTCGGCCTCGGCTTCGGGCTTCTCCTCCTCGCTCTCCTCCGCCTTCGCGGGCTCGGGCTTCTCGGAAGTCTCCTCGGGCTCGGACTTCTCGTCGGCCTTCGGCTGCTCGGGCTCCTCGGCAGGCTTCTCGTCACTGTCCTTCTTGGAGGAGAGCTCCTCGCGAGCGGTTACGACCTTCTCCAGACCGTCGATTGCGGCCTGCATAGCGTCGAAGTCGTCTGCGGAGTCAGCCTCGTCGTAGACAGCGTCGAGTTCCTTCTCGAGTGCGTCGAGCTCCTTGGCGCTCAGGTCGGCGATGCCGGCGAGGCGCTCATCGATGGTGCTGGACACGGTACCTCCAGGTACTCGGACGTAAGAAAGTCACGTCTAGTAGCGTCTGGAAGGTACGAAACCGCGCTCAGAAGGCGGTTCGGTCGCTCACGCTGATGCCAATCGTAATCAGCGACTGCGCAGGCTGGCAACCTGCGCCGTCATCCGAGCGCGTCGTGCCGAGGCCACCCGGGCCTCCAGCTCGGTGCGCCGACGCTCGTCGGCACGCCACTGATAGCGCTCGAAGATGGAGCCTGGATCGTCGACCTGCGCCGTGATGACCTCGTCGACCTCGTCGTCGTCGAGGAGCTCGGCAGCCGCTTCGTCGACCTCGAGCACCTCGGCCGAGGCGGTCATGCCGCCCTGGACCTCACGCTCGAGAGCGTCGATCCGCTGGGCCATCTCCTGAACGTAGCCCAGGACGTGCTGCTCCTGGCGCAGCTCGAACAGGGGCGCGGCGCCTGCTGCGACGAGGGAGAGGATCTCGCCGCCGGCAACCATCGAGCGGGCGACCGGGAAGCCGGGAACGTTGACCTGGCAGACGGCGACCAGCTCGAGGTTGCCGTTGATCGGCCGCCAGTCGCCGGACGGCGCGCTGGCCCGAACGGCGCGGATCTGCTCCTCGGTCACGCCGGGGCGGAGAGCTCCTGCCACCCACGGACCGTGGTTGTCCTCGCCGATCGCCACGTCGGCGATCGCGCTGGCGGTGTCGTCGTAGTGCTTGACGGTCTGCTCGCTGGAGGCGCTGAGCGGGGCGTGCCCGCCGGTGTAGGTCAGCTGACCGACCGGAACGTCGGAGCCATCGGCGGTCTCGACGACGCCGGTGCGGAAGAACGCGTAGCCGGTCTTGGAGCGCGGCGGCTTGCGGCTGCCGGGAAGACCGATGTGATCGACGTCCCACGACGCGATGTGACCGAACACCTGACCGTCGGCGGTGATCGTCAGAGGCGTGAGGGTGTCGAGGCGCGGGTCGTCGAACCACTGCTTCGGCGGGCGGACCGGAGCCGCTCCTGCCGTGAGGGCTGCCTCGATCTCGGCAGCATCGTCGACGATTTCGGTGTACAGACCGTCGTGGAACTCCATGATCTCTCCTTCGGGACGCGCCGCGCTTGCGGAGCGAGCTTTCATCGCTTCCCACTGGGAAGCTGCGGCGCAGTATTCGGCCCTGCTAGCCGGGTTCATGCTTTGCTTTCCCGGCCAGTTCAGGTCGCCGGTAGCACAGCCCTTCTTCACAGCGTTGACGGCGATCGCTATGGAGTGACCGACGTCCTTTCCCTGACCATGGAGGTGCTCGGCGATCCGCCGGATCATCGGCGGGAGATGTCCCGCCCTCTCGACCCAGTTACTGACCCCCGGCTTGTTGGGGATCGGCTTCTTCGCCACTAGGCGCCTCCTACGTTATGGATCACAGTATCACTGATCACCCGTCAAGGGATACCTTCTCCTATCGTCGCCGTGGACGACCCACACCTCCCGGAACGTGACGTCGCGCTTCGGAACCCTCGCGTCGGGCTTGTCGTCGTACGCCAGCGTGACGTGCGGGATCCACCGTTCGTGATCCGTAGCGTCCGGCGTTCCGGCCTGCTCGAGCTGCTTGTCCAGCGACCTCTTCGCCGCGTGAGCTCGCTGCCCGGCGTGCACCTTGGCGTACGTGACGAACTCGCCCCGGCTCTTTCGGTTGTCGAAGTTCCCGGTGCCGTCGATCGTCACCTGAACCGGCGCGGTGCGCTTTGCCCAGTACTTGACAGCGGCGTTCAGCGCCTTCCTGTCGACGTCCTTCGCCTTGCCGAGGTACGTGAGCGTGACGTGCAGATCGCTCATCGCCTCGGCGTCGTCGTCGCCGAGCGCTAGTGACTTGGCGAGTGCCTTGTCCGGGTAGAACGCCACCATCGACCCGTTGCCGCTGTACCCGGCCGCCGCGATGGGAGCCTGCTCACACCAGGCTACCTTGAGGCTGCCGCAGTCCCTCGACCAGTACCGCCGAAGCGTGTCCGTCTCGACGGCAGCGACGGGAATGCGATCGCGGATCATCTCGAGTGCGGCGAGCTTCGCTCGGAGTCCTCCAGCGGCTTCCAGAGCCTCGCCCACGCTCCCGGGGACGATCCCGCATACCATGCGCTCCCGTGCCAGCAGAAGAGCCTTGAGGCGCGCCACGTGCCCTCTGCGGCGCTCTGCCTCGTTGGTCATGAGCTTCTGGACGCCTCCGGCTGCCGTGACGGCCTCCGACTCGCGAAACTTGGCGAGACGGCGGTCGAAGGCGCGAAGCGCCCGGGCGTTCTCGGCTCGCAGCTCGGCGATCTGGCCGTCCAGGGCGGAGGCAGCGACAGCTTCGTCATTCTTCGCTGCCAGGTTCTCCGCGGGCTGCGTCTCGGCTTCTGCGGCGTCGATCTCTGCCTCGTGACCGATCGACTCCACGTACTCCGGGTTGGTCTGCTGCTCGTCGAACTTGCCGTCCACCTGGTTCGTCACGAGCTCGAGGGTCTCGGGGTCCAGCTCGACGAGCGGCTTGACCGGAGGGCCCTTCAGCTCCTGGACGCGACCGCTGTCCACGTTCCATCGTCCGCCGTCGCGCACCCGGATCACCGGTCCGGGGCTGATCTCGATCAGGTCCATCACCGCGGTGGCGTCGGTCGGGTCGACGATCGCGTAGTAGTGGGCGCCGAACGGCGCGGGGTCCTCCTCCTCGGACATCTCGAGGGGTGGACCGGCTGCCAGGACGGGCTCGTGTGGCAGACGAGCGACCGGACGGTTCAGCTTGATCGCGACGCCGTCCACCTCGGCCAGCGAGCTAGCGACGAACGCGACGAGCTCGGGGTCCATGTCGTACGTGGTGCGTCGCGGGCCCGGCTCGGTCTCCTCCCAGCCGCTGCCGTTCCACCTCTCCCACTGAGCGGTGGTGCTGACCCGGCAGAGAGTTCGGACGACGTCGTCCCGCCACTGGTCAGCGATGCCGATGTACGACCACCTGGTCTGGTCGTAGTCGGCGGAGGCAAGCATCGTGATGAGCGTGCGATCCCGCTCGGCACCGGCGCCCTTCTGGATCTTGTCGCACCACTCGGAGAGCGCCGGACGCTTCGCGATGGATGCTACCAGCGAGATCATCTCCGCGGTCAGCGGGCTGCCGCTGGTCAGCAGCCGGCGGTACCAGGCGCCGACGCTGTCAGACGAGCTGAAATGCTGCGCCTCCAGTCGCACCCTGCGCGGGACTGGATACGTGCGGGCGCTGCCCTGCACTACGACGTCGCTCATTTCTCCTGCAGCCTCCTACGACGCTCGCGGAGCCTGTCTCGCTCGGCCTGGCGACGGTCGCTCCTGTCGCGGCGCTCCCGCTCCTCCTTGGCCTTCTTGAGCTTGCTCCGGATGCGCCACGCTCCGCGGCCGACCTTCTTCGCCATCGACACCCGGCGGGCCAGGCTGACCGTGGCTTCGGACAGCTCCTTGTCGGTCATGCTGGTGAAGGACGCGTACTTGAGACCACCAGCTTCGCCCTTCTGGGACTTGGCAGCGCCGGACGCCTTGTGGAACTTGCTGCCCTTCTGGCGGCCGCCGCC